ACGCCTGATGATGTCGTCCAGAATCCTGTCCACTGCTGCTCCTGTTTCGCATCCCGTCACGGTTTTTCAAAAAAAGGCGCCTGCCTTGCCTTTGAAAAACCGCCCGGCGCCTTGCCGGGCGGATTGCTTCATGCCCCTTCGATTATTCTCCGGGGCCTTTTCCAGACTCGTCGGCAGTGACTTCTGAGGCCGGGGCCGACTTGTCTGCAGGTGTATTTCCATTGGCATCTGCCACGGCTTCTTCTTCAAGCTGACGCCACAGATCATCACGCTGCGCTGCAGTCACCTTCACGCCGACGCCTTTCAGCGCCTTCACGTCGGGCTTGCCAGCGGCCGTGCGATGATCGTCGTTCGTTGGATCGAGCTTCGCCACGGCGGCGCGGAACTGATCCAGCGTCACGGCCTGGCCTTTACCCTTGCCGCCTTTTTTGACCTTGGCTGGTGCCTTGTCCTTCGAGTCCGGAGACTCCACAAGGTGCGCCAGGGCTTTCGGGATCTCGCCGTCGTAGCCGATTTCCTGCCCGGCCTTGAACTGGTTCGGCCCGGTGATTTTGTAGAGCCCTGGCTTCACCTCTTCCAGCTTGTGATCGCGCCCTTTGGCCTGATCTTCGCTCAGTTGCACAATGCCTGCATGCAGTGTGACCGGGGCGAGTGTTTTGAATCTCTTCATATCAACCTCTCCTTAGAAATGAGCCGGGCGGCTGGTGGTTCACACGGGCCGCCCGGCCCTGCATCACACCGTCAGCTTTAGCTGAAGGTCACCAGGCAAGACTTCTTCCAGTCGCCATAGGCGACTGCACGTTCAGTCTCGATGGACATCAGGCACTCGTTGTTCTTCTTGCAGTGCTCTGATTCATCCCACAAAGAAACGATACGCATGCCGTCCGCCGTGTAGCCTGCGCCCGCATTGTTAGGCACACGCTGTTGACGGATGATCGGCTTCTGCTCGCCCTGTGTTGCGAACAGCGCCATCTTCGTGGTCCAGGAAGAGAGGCGGGGGGATACCATCAGGCGAAGGTTGAATGAGTCCTGCTCGATCAGGATGTTGGTGTTGCCACCGCCAACCTGCGACTGGCCCAGCCCCTTCAGCCCGGCATCGAGGAACGGCGTGCCGCAGAGAACCATGAACTCGGTCATGCCCTCGTTGACGTATTCGCCGCGGTCATCCTTGAATGCCAGCATCGCCTCGACACCCGTCAGGATGCCGTCGATCATCTCGGATGCGGTCGGGGCTGTTGCCGTAGTGGCGCTGGCGCCAACGTCGTTGCTCTGCGTGCCTGAATCACCCTCGGAGTGATCGGTGTCGAAGTAATACTGACCGTCATAGCAGGCGGTCGATTCGCCATTGATGATCAACGGCGCCACCAGAGAGGCCCAGTGCGACTGCGAGCGAGCGGCGAGCTCGTTGACACGGATGCGAACCTGGTCGGTCTTGTCGTACAGAACATGCTTGAGCGGAATAGCCAGGCCGCCCTGGTATTCGACGTTCTTCACGTTCCAGTCGGTTTCGCGAAGCTGCGAGAACTGTTTCTCGCCCTTGCTTTCGCTCATCTGAGGAACCTGACCGAGCCATCCGTAGTCTTCCGAATCCTGATCAGAACGAATGATCGGAGTCGAAATCGGATCAATCCAGCTAAGCCCTGCATCCTGCATCAGCTTCTCATAGAACATACCGAGCACGCGGCGCTCGGTGATGATGCCGCCGAAGGCCATGGCTGCCATGGTTGCATCGACCATATGCTGCTGACTCAGCAGCGGGGTGGAGGCGAGGGCCGATGCCTCGGCATGGCCACCGAACGCGGCGACCATGACGATCACGGCCAGCCAGCTGAATGTTGAGAATAATGCTTTTTTCATATTCAATCTCCTTTGATTGATTTCGTTTTTATTTACTGGCCGAGCGTGACGTACAGGACGCCCTCGCCTTCGACGAATGTGGTGACAGCTGCAGCGACAATGGACAGCGTGTCCGTAGCCTTGAATGCCGCCAGTGCGGTGATCGCCGTGTCGGCAACCTGTGCACCAAGTGGTGTGCAGTTCGCTGAGGTCAACGAAACAACACCACCGGTCACTGCTACTGCACCGATTTCGGCGTGCAGCGCAGCTGCTTTGGCGGCTGTGGTCACCGGATCTGTCACTGCGAAGTCAATCGACTTGACGCGGCCATTGAAGCCTGGGATCAGGTCGGTGAGTACGTCTGCAGCAGAAAGGTTTGCAAGCTTGATAGGAAGAGCCAGCTTGATGATGGTCTCCTGCTTCGAGGCATCGAATGCGACAACAGCCACACCGGAAGACACAAAGCGTGAAACAACGCCGACCTTGGTGCCGATGCCGGTCAGGTTGAATGTGGCATCGTCGGATGCATATACCGGACGGTCCACGTCGGTGATCGCAACCGATGCGACGGCCAGCTGAATGAGGCCGCGCTTAATGACACGCACGTCGATAGCGCCTGCTGTGCCGGCTGAGTTGTCAGCCTTAAGTTCAGCGAATCCCCTGAACGGGTCGCCGGCCTGAAGCGGGCGGGCATAGCCGGAGCCGTTGTCGCCGACAGCTGCGCCCTGATAAATGATGTCCGATGCGATGACCGGCAGGTCCTGTAAATCGCCCACCAGATAGTTGCGGGGCTGGTTTGCTGCAAGTGTAGTCATTGATTCTCTCCTTGTTTGATTTTATGCGGCCGGACTAAGCGTTTCGCTCGGTCGCCTGAAGGTAGGCCGTGTAGGTGGCAACGTTGTCGAACTCGGCCTGCAGCTCTGCGCTCTCTTCAAACTCGGCCTTGGCGCGCTCCTCCAGCGGAAGTTTTGCGCGTGCCGCCTTCTTGTCCCCTTCATGTTCGACGACAGGAGGGATGGAAGATGCGGCAGCGCCCGGGCGCTCTGCGGTGCGGATTTTTCCATGCTCAGCGCCCAGTTTCTGCTCGGCCTGAATAATGGCGACAGCCGCCTGCTCGCAGGTCGTTTTGCCGTCGAACTTCATTTCTTCGATCAGGCCATCGTGTCCGGCAATCGCCAGGCCCTCGATAGACTTGATGCGCTCACGCTCGGCAGTCGCGCCTTCGGCACGCGCTGCTTCGCGCCCTTTTTCAAATGTCGCCTCGGCTTCCTTCCGCCCCTCGGCACGGAATGCCTCGGCGACTTCGGGAGCTTTGGCCTTCACTGTTTCAATGGTGATGTCCATATGTTTAGCTCCTTGTGTAATCGAGGCAGGCTTGGCCCCGTTGAGTTCGGCGATCAGGTCGTCGAGGGTGGCCATGCCATCCGCGAGACCCGCATCGATCGCCTGCTGGCCGGAGAACATGCGTCCGTCGGCCATATCTTGCAGCACCGCATCCACGGAAACGCCGCGATGTTCGGCGACGTTGGAAACGAATATCGAATAGGTATAATCGACCATGTCCTGAATGGTCTGCTTGCCGGCATCCGAGAGCGGCTCATAGTTCGATGCGATGCGCTTGTAGCGTCCGGCATAGATCTCGGTGGTCTTGACGCCGGCCTTTTTCTCGGCGCGTGATACATCGACATGCGCCGCAACCACGCCGATCGAACCGACATCCGTTGTGCCGTTGGCAAGCACCACGCGCTCCGCCGCCGAGGCGACCCAATAGGCCGCCGAGGCGCAGCAATCTTCGAGGAATGCGACCACCGGCTTTTGCCCGCGCGCCGAGCGCACCAGGTCGGCCAGTGTCTGGGTGCCGGCGACCGTACCGCCGGGAGAATCGATGCGCAGCACGATGGCATGCACATTCGGATCGGCCAGGGCCTGCTTGAAATCGCGCGCCACAAGCTCGGTGGAGCAGCCGCCGGAGAACTCCATAATCATGTTCATGCGCTTGGCCATCACGCCGAATATCGGCACCACGGCCACCTTGCCGTCCACATACAGCGGCGGCAGTTCGTTGCTCTTGCGATCGCCGATCGCCGCCTCGATGGTGGCTCGGTCGATCTTGCCATTGCTGGCATGCACAGAGTAGACATGCCGGATCTCTTCCAGCTTCGCGGGAGTGATCGCCCAGGGCGAGTTTAGAACGTCAATTACACGCATGATGGCCCAACCATATGGGCGCGCCATGTTGCAATGTAAGGCAAAGCTGCAACATCATTCATCTGTACTCTCTCCCTTCACATCTTTCTCAAGATCGCTGGCCGGCTCGTCCGGTTGATCTGCGACTACTGCGCCTCCGACGGTCGCCATCGCTTGCGATCCGGATTCAGACAACGGCAGTCCGTCACGCTTGCGCATGCCGCGCTCGCGCACCTGCTGGCGATGCTTGGTCTCGTAATCGGTGCCGTCGTAGGCGATGGATTCGGTGTCGAGTGTCGAGATGCCCAGGCTGACGCGCTTCTCTGCCGCCGTGACATCCTTGACAGGATCAATCGAGCCGGGGCCGTCGCCGATCCATTCGGCGCTGCTCCACATGTGCATGCGCAGCGGATCCGAAAAGAAACCGGGCGCCTCGATGCGGCCCATGGATATCTCATCTGCCAGCCAGTCTTCATAGATCGGCTGGCAGAATACGCGCGCCTTCCAGTCGCGGCGGACACGCACCATGCGCCACAGCTGCAGCAGCGCCGCGCGCGATGCCGAATAGCTGCTCTGGTAGTGCATCATCAGCACCTCGACAGGCACCTCGATCAGCATGCCGACCTGCCGCATGATGGCGATGAAGAACGGATCGAAGCCGCTGTTCGGGCGATCCGGATTGAATGAATCGACGCTTTCGCCGGGCAGAAGGTTGGTCGCCTTGCCGCTCTCAATGGTGCCATCCCATTTCATGGCGTTATTCAGGTATGCGTCTTTTGTATCTCCATCCTCGAACAGATCCTGAAACGCCTCATGGTCCATGTGGGTGAACACGGCAAACGATCCGGCAATCACGGCAGCTGACAGCTCGGCCGCTGTGAAATCGCCGAGCTGCTTGATCGGCTCGATCACGGACGACAAAATCGGCACGCCGCGCGCCTGCCCGGGGCGAAGCTGGTCGAACATATGCAGCACATTGCGCCGGCCGGTATCGGATCCGAACACGGCATAGCCATACCACTTGATATTCGAGCGGAACATATCGCCAGGATGACGGTTGGCGATCCAGTAGCGTTGCGGAGCGCCATTGTACGGATCGAACTCGACGCCGCCGGACATTGTCTCGGTGTCGGCGGCATATCCGGGATTGCAGACCCGGTCGGCCTCGATCAGCTGCACGGCAAAACTGTTGCCGGTCGATCGGTCGGAGACAGACGGCAGCAGCGCGAATACATCGCCGCTTTCAAGAAACGAACGGAATGCCAGCTTCTGCAATCCGTAGAAATTCTGCGTGCGGGCCATGTCGCAATCGGTGCTTTTGGCCCACATCACGAACCGGCGCTTCACATCGGCCTGCCATTCGCGTGCCGCTTCTTCGCTGATCTTCAGCCCCTCGAAATCAATCGACGGCTGCAGCGACAGGCCGGTGCCGATCACATGCGTCACCATTGTGTTGATGGCGCCGCCTGCCGGCATGGTATTGCGCACCAGGTCGCGCGAGCGGCTGCGCATCTCCGGCAGGTCGTAGGCTGTATCGGCATTCGCCGAGCCAGATCCAGGCATCCAGTTGCGCGTGGCCGAGCGAGACTTGGATCCGCCATAATAGGAACTGGCCAGCGACATCTGCACGCGCGCCTTGTAGCGATCTCGGCCGGCCTCCGGCGAAAAGTAGCCGATCACCCGGTCGATAACGTTCGGCTCGATGCCTTTTTTCTGTTTTTTGTTTTTCATCGGCCGGATGGTGAAACGGTGCATGAGCGGCCGCGACCGGATGCCCTGGCCGTCAGATATTTAACCTTGTTGTCCCAGTATTCAACGCGCCCGGCAACGGCCTGCAGCATGGCGCGCTTGTTCGAGCGCCCGGCAATCTGATATTCCTGAGTCTCAAAAATTCTGGACTCGGCATCGAGTGCCTCCGCCAGTTTCGCTTCTGCCTGCGCCAGTGTAATTCCCGCCATGCCGGCAACCATAGGTCCGTGCTATGTTGCAAAGTAAGGCAAAGCTGCAACACCGCCGCTTCAGGCTCAAAACAGGGCAGGGCGCGCCGGAATTATTTCTTCTTTTCCCGCTTCAGCATTCGATAAATCGTCGAGCGATGCACCCCGGTGCTGCTGGCGATGGCCGACATGCGCACATCATCACCGGATCCTTTGATGGCATCGCGAACCTTTTTCCGTTTCTTCTCGCGAATATGATTCTCGCGCGATATGTAAGGGCGCTCTCCGCCCCAGTCGTGGCGAATATCGCATTCGATCTTTTCCGCCGTGGCGTCGTCAATGTCCGGATACTCGGCGCGAATGCGCTTGATGATGTCGCGCACGAAATCATCATCATGCATGCTCACCTGGCGCGCCTCCATTTCTCCAGTGACAACTTTCCATCGGCCGGCTTCCCGGCCACGGGTTCAGCAACCGCATCGGCCTTGACAGATTCGGCCTCAGCCTTTTCATTGCCCCCGGGCTCCAGCATCGCCCGCAGTCGCTCCCAGTATTGCGCCGACTTCTGGCCGTTGCGGCCCTTGCCGATCTTCACCAGCTTGTGATCGGCGATGGCCCAGGCATACACGAACAGGTCGAGCGGCTCGTTGCGCTTGTATTTCTGG